ATCTCTAGCTCTTTTGCTTTCAGTTCTTTTTCAAACGGGTCAATTTCTACGTTTGCCTGAACATCTGGCTTCTGCGCTTGTATCAATTTAAGCTGTAGCTCGCCCTTTTTAATTTCCATTTCCTGTGCTTTGATTTCCATCTCAGCCATCTTAAGTTGAATATCCGCTTGCTTGTTTTGTAGTTCAGCCTGCAATTGAGCAATAGTTGCTTGAGCTTCTTGAGTGATTTTCTGCACTTGCTGTTGTAGCTGCGCCATTGCAGGATCGCCCATTTCTTGCCTGTCTTTTTCATCAAGGAAGCGCGGATCGACCATTTTCTTAAAGCGAGACTCCATAGCTTGAGCGCCCGGTGTATCTTGATACTTAAATACCAAGTCAAGCACATTAATAGCCGCTTCGGGCGGTAATATTTGCAGGGTGCTTTGATACAGCTCGGCGGCCTGTTGACGTTGAGTCGTGAAAGAAGCCCCGACGACAACGCGCACTTCGTACTTACCCTTAGACATGTCGTACATTTCTTCCTGATCTGGAACTTGCTGGCCGTTAATGCCAACCATTTTCGTGTTTTCTTCTTTATCCACAATAGCCACGGTGCGGGCAGTATCCTCAACTTCAGGCAGCGCACAAACGATAATCTTTCCAACGTGAGTGATGGACTTTATTAGGTTGTCGCCGAAGTGATAATTACCAACGTCACCGCTTTGCTCTAATTGCTTAAGAGCTACACCAGACGCATCGCCCTCACGCTTTCCAGCAGAGGCGTTATACATGCCAAGGATTTCACGGATGTTATTAGAGGCTCCTTGTGAAGCATTAACAATGCCGGTAGGGATAGTCGGAGGCTGGAGGCGCTGAGGAGGAGGCGCCGGATTGCCCTCGATGTCTGTCTGGTGATGATAGAGCACCATTGCCTTAGCGGGGTCAGCCCAGTCATCCTCAAAGCCGCGCATTTGACCAACTGCGGCTTGAACGGGAGCCTGCTGTTGCTTCAGTAACAACTCAGTTTCTAAGGCTTTCCAAAGGTTATAAGTGCGTTGTGCATCCTTTGCCCTACGAATTAAGCTCTGAATGTGTCTTTTGCCGTCGTTCCAGCGTTCCTCTCCATACACTGGTACCAGAGGAATGTACTTACCGGGGAAGGTGGTTTCTTCAAGAATATCCTCGCCGGATAATTTATAGTGCCTAACAATACGCTTCTTAATCTTGCGTTTGTTTTGGTACTTTTTCTTTTTGTCTTTTATTGGCTCTTTGTTTCCATCCGGCAGTAAGCCAAATTCCATCTCTTCATCGTCAATGGTAAAATATTCAACGATGTTAACCATCGAATCAGAGGACGTGCCTTGATAGGTGTCCATGAAAGCGGTGTCGCCAAAACTAATTGGATTTGCGTCTGGCCATTGCTTCTTAAAATCACTAACGCTGATTTCCTCAATCACAAACCCATAACGCGCATCACTGCCGTCGGATTCTGTAGATTGTGGGTCTAGGTAAATCGCAAGCGGATTAACTACCCGTTTAATAATTAGCTCTTGGTCAAAGCTTTCATCATCGACATATTGCCGGTCAACGCGAATAAACCCTATCGAGCATCCTACAGAGAAATCAATCGCGGTGTCATAGGCAGAATCAGCGTTGCTTTTATACTCAATCGCTTTAATGCGTCCAGCAATCATCTCTGCGGTTTTGGGGTCGGAGTCTAAATTGGCGGGGATGACGTTAATGGTCGGGGTGTTCATCCGAATATCATTAACGACTTGGTGCTTAAACTGCGTTAATTGGTCAATCTGGGGGACAGGTCGCCCTACTTGTTGGCGGCTGTTGTATTCCATGTCATCCCATTGAGCGCCGGGCTTATCGGACATGAAATCAAGGTCGGACTTGGCGTATTCGTAAACTTCACGCCAGCCCTCAACGGCTGTTTTGTAACGCTTTTTAGCTAGTTTAAGAATATCCGAAGCGTCACTCATGGTTCATCCATAAAGGTTGCTTGCCGTCGGATGCGTCTACATCTAGTGTATCGCCTTGAGTAGCAATTAGTTCAATACTATATATGGTGAAGCGCGGCTAGTCAAGCCCCACACTCGCCATATCTTCAAATGCCTGCTCTAGCGACGTGTAAAACTCCCAGTCCATGAAGTATTTGCCTTCCTTGGATTGCTTAATCTTAGGGTTGTTTGGGCAATAAGGGAAGCCCATTTCTGTGGCTACGTTGTAAATCTCGCGCTTGGCATCTTCTTGCGCTTGTTCGGTAAGGTTTTTAAGCTCTACTGTGAATATTTGTTTCATCTCAACCTCACCTAATCATATCTATTTGGTAGCCATTTTCACCATTGCTTGTTTCTGCGCAATCATCGCCTAGCAATATTTTCCTCACAATCTCTTCACCGCCCATGCTTTTGCAGTAATCATCCCAAAGAGCTAATTTTTCTTCTTTGGTGAGTTTCTCAAAATCGCAGTAATTTATACCAGCAGGAAACTTAAATTGCCAAAACAAAGCTTTGGTATTATCTGTCATCTCCGCCTCATCATAATTGACTTTGCTTCTGTAAACACAGGCCGCTTAAAATTCTGAGCAAAACACAAGAACGCATCCGAACCATGCGACCATGCGTCGTGCTTTGGCTCCTTGCTGACTTTACCAGTTTCGGGGTTATTTGCATAGGCATAATGCCGTAAACATTGCAACCCATCTTTGGTTTTATCCTTGTCAAATAAGCACTGACCAAATATCGAGCGAGCCGCGTCTATGCCCAATGCTTTCTTGGGTACTCTAGGCACAATCCGCACCGTTTCGCCTAATGCTTTGTTATCGCGGAGGGCGTTTTGCAGCTGTTGCTTAATGGTTGACTGTGCCGCCTGTTGTTCATAGTCAGCGTCATGTGGTAGACAGTGCTCGCCGTATTTATATCCCCGACTCTCAAGAATCTCTATGTAATGCGCCATTCTCTCGCCGCTCGACTGGTAGTAATCAATAATACGATATTCCATGCCGACAATCTGCACAAACCATATCGCGGTATTGTCTGATAAACCCAAGTCCCAGAAAGTATGTACCGCAACCCCAGGTTGAACAGGCACTTTAGTTATCCGGTGTTCTTCTGAGGCCTTGACCAACTCCTGCGCGAATATCGCCCCGTCAATGGACTTTTTACATTGTCCTTCCCATACATGCAGATACATCTCATGGTTTTTGCGCTTATCGCTTTCCATCTCCCTTCTTAGAACATCAGGAAAGAATGGGTTGTCGCTATAGTTCACTTTCACGACGATAGAGTCATCCGGCGGTGTTACGACATAATCCTGATAAACTGGGTCGTCCTCTAGCTCGGGGTTAAACGATAACCATATCTCTGAATTAGGCGCACGAACCGTAAGGGCTAGGGTTTTAATATTAGATGCACTGGCACTCTGTGCCTCCTCTACCCATGCCCTTGTGATGTTAGGTATAGACTTGACGTTGGCAATGTTTGAGCGCAGGCCAGCGAATAAAAACTCTGTGCCGTTACGGCCAAGTATCGTGGATTTCTGCACCTCATAAAACGATGAAAGCCCCATTTCTTCAATCTGCTCTTTAAGCAGGCTATGCACTGAGTCCTGTATGGATTTCTGTATCTCACGGGCGCATAAGATTTTATGCTTTTGCTCTACACCCTGTAATAACAGCACTCTGGCTATGCTTTGGCTTTTGCCTCCGCCGTCGCCCCCCGTAAAGAACTTTATAGCGTGATGGGGTTGTCAGACATTTGAGTTTTTCTGGCAACTGAATCAACACGATAAATCCTTTACAGGCTCACGTTTTCTTAAATCTTTCTTGAGTAAAGCCATTTCCATACTCATTCCTATTTTTAGTCTATACTCCACAACTGCTCTATCCAAGCCAAACTCTCTTGACCACTGACTTATAGTTTGCGCCCTACCTAAATGCTCAATTTTTGGTGTACATCTTTTGTTATTCGATTGGGTTTCTATTTAGCTTTTCAGGCAGTAGTATTGTCATCAGGCTTTTTCGGTGATACCCAGCCAACGGTTAGATTAACTGGTATCGGCGTGCCCTCTGGGTCTCCGCTGTGCTGTGTGCTTGATAGGCTTGGCAGTGTCTTATCCAAATACAATTTAGCCGCTGTTATCTGCGTAGCCGTCATCTCTACTTCGCCATTGGCGTGTTTATTCAACCGGCTCATTATATTGCCTATCTTGTTCTTACAGCGCCATGCGGGTGGTTCAAAATCAGCCATTTGTTTTTTATTTACTTTTGGGGTGCAGGTATGTCTATATTATACATAACTTTAATCTTTTGTCAAAGCCGTATCTTGTGGGTTATGCCGCCCAGATTCAGCGTGCCATGTCTGTGGTGGCATGACTCGGTATTTCTTTAATGTATCTGGATTTGGCTTAACAAAGCTATTGTCTTTCCATAATATCCGATTGTTTGGCATTGCTGCTATTTGACCTGAGCCGTCTTCCAATAGCAATAAATTATAGTTTTTGTGTTCGCTAGGGTACTGGCTAAAACCGTTGTCCGTGTGGTCTAGTGTAAACCAATAAGACGCCGGTACCATTCTACCATCAGTAGTGCGGTACTCGCAACCCATTTCTCTAAGGTATTCGTATTGCACAGTCGAAAAATCCCAACCATGACAATCCCAACATTGCAAATCGCTAAGGTGGTGTATAGAAATAAAATGATCTACTTCACCCTCCTTCGATATTGTGCTTTTGTAAGGACGAGGTTTTTCCCATCTCAGCTTGTGAATAGGTATCCTTGCCCACTTAGCCCCGATCTCACAAAGTATCTCAAAATGCAAACACCGCGACGGTATGCTAGTCACGCCAATGATTACGCAAGGCTCAAAGTCAGTCGATCCGTCTAGCCCCTGCAGTATGTCTGTCTGAACATATCCGTATAGGTGTTGCGGTACTGAAGCGTTTAGGGTGTGATGCATTATCCCCTCGTTATTTTTTCGTAAATACCACAAAAAGCCCCAAGCGTTAAGGAAATCGCGCAAATAATAAAATATATTGCTGTTATGCCTAAAAAAATCACACTCAAAATGTGAAAGAATCCGTCAAATAACTCTAACATGTTTAGATTTTCCTTTCTGTTTTATTTATTGAGACATTAATGCGTTTAAGGTGTGGTGGCTCATAAATCAAAACACTCCTTCAAATACAGCTTGTTATATTCCTTCGCCTTATCCAAAAACCAATCCTTAGCCTCGAATCTGTCCCATTGCCTGCCCGTTGCCAGTTCTAGCGGGTGTGGATATCCCTTTGCATGTTGCGCCTTATGGTGGAATGAACATAAAGGCACCAAATAATCATCAGATGGTTTTTTGCTTGTACCTGAGTTTTCAGCGGTTCTTATGTGTGCTGCTTCAACACTAAAGCATGTACAGCAGTTAGGTATGCAGCAGGGTTGCGTTCTAATCCACTGTTGTTTATTCATAATGTAACTAGATTGTGATGGGTTGAGGGAATTATAGCCCCCTATACCACAGAAAGCTAGTGTTTCTATGATATAAGGAGGCTTATGTAACTGAGTTGCTCAGATCGTCAGTCATTTTCTATTGTGAGGTGTTTACATAACAGCATCGCAGGTCTTCCTGTCTCGACGCACTCACCCATAGCCTAGCATTTCTGCTAAAGACGGTTCATACACCCTAAAAGAATAGAAAGCCTTTAGAGCATGTGTCACTTATTGGGTTGGTGTGATACGGTTGCAGGTGCAGGTCATGTTCCCCGCCTCCTTTTTTCGCTTGACGCGAACCCCGATTTACTGCATAAGTGATATTGGGTATCACACCCTAGTTGTATCGCATAAGTGCAACGCAGTCAAGCCTCATTCTTCGGAGTGGGGCTTTTCTGTTTATAAGCCTCTAGCTCTTTCTTTTGCTGGTCTGTGAGCATCCAATCATAACCCTTATCAATCATTTGTTGCCTGCTCTGCATAATCTTTTCTATAGGAATGGCCTCCCTTTGCTGTTTTATAATTAATCTCTTGTCTCTTGCAGCTAAAACCGGATTAGTAAAATAAGAAAATGTTGATATAATATTTCTGCGGGGTTTTTTTATTATTTCGCTTATCGTAGGAATTATATCCAATTCAATATCGCACCCCTCACTTATCCACATTCTAGGGGTTGATATGTCACGCATTGCTAGAGACGGATTATAATCAAGCGCCAGTTTTAATATCTTTGATATGTCTGCGGGTTTTTCGGCTTCGTCTTTAATCATAAAAACCCTCTAAATTAAAGTTTCTTGTTTTTGAGTATCCTTAAATCTTTCTTTAGCAAGCGATAGATTGATTTTTGCCTGCTTATAATAACTGTCTTTAAGCTCTATTCCTATTGCTTTCCTTCCCATTGACACTGGGCTGTAAACCTCGCTGCCTACACCCATAAATGGAGTTAATACCACCTCATTAGGATTGCTATATAGCTCTACCAGCCTATCAATTACGTCAAGCTGTAGTGGGTGTACGTGTTTTTCGTAATCTTCTTCTTTTGCATCCCTAAAAGGCAATACGTTATCAATCCTTATATCGTCCCAAACACTTGAAGCATATCGCTGCCATATGTAATGTGATAGCTTGTTGCTTTTTGGGTCTTCATGGTCGTGAAAATTGTCGTTTAAGTATTTCCATAATTCATCTGCGGTAAATTTGGATTCGTTGGCATTATTCCATGCATCTAAAATATTTGGAAGGATGGGTGTTGCGCCTGCGTAGTATTTTAATCCATGCGGGTGAACCACCGGCACTTTATTTCCCCCTTGTTTTTTGAAAACCAAAACATAATCAGGCATGGCCGTAAAGCACTGGGTAGAATCTTCCACAATCAACTTGTGCATTAGGCTTCTAACCATAGTTCTCATGCGAACCTTAAGAGGCTCTTTCCATATGGTGATGCGGTTTTTATATTTGAAGCCATATTTTTCGTGTATACGAATAATCTCATGTGGGAAATCCCATAGCTCCTCTGTTTTACTGTTCATCACATCAGTACAGTGAACGGCGGTTATCCTTCCGGGTTTAGTCACTCTAGAAATTTCTTTAATTAAGAACTCGTATTGCTCTAAGAATTGCTCTTTTGAATCACAGTTGCTAAAATCATTTTCCGAGCTGCTATAATTGTAAAGACCAGCAAACGGCGGTGAGTAAACGCTAAAATCAACGCTTTCATCTGGAAGTGTTGGCATTACATACATGCAGTCACTATTATAAATGGCATATGAATCGGTGATTTCTTGCTGTTTTACTTTTTCCATGTTATGCTCCTATAAATGATGGAAGTGTTACGCTTTTATCAAATTCTCTTTTCGTGTCGGTAAAAGTTGAGTTGATCGACGCATTGAGTGAGGTAAATAATTGGTTTGCTTTTTCAGCCTTCGCCAAAAGACTCTGAACAACCTTTTCTTGCCCCTCACTATAAACAAGGTCAACGGTAACAGGCCTTTTTT